GTGTTTTGGTTTTTCTGGTAAAGGTTTGTCGGTGAAACTTTCATCAAATTTTAGCACATTTTCTGGGATATTAGTAACACCAGAATGAACTTCACGATGACAGTTAGAACATAAACAAACACACTTTTTAAGTTCTTCAACAAATACTTGTCTGTTTGCTACAGATGCTGTTAGTGTGAACTCTTTTTGAGATGGGTCAAGATGATGAAACTCTAATGCCTCAACACACTTATCATAACCACAAATACCACACTTACCACCAAATGCTTCAACTGACCATTTTTTTCTTCTTTGACGAAATTGGACAACTGCTTTACTAGACATTCTAACCTCTAACTTCATTATTATTTATAATATTTTATAGGTTAGAACTCCCATCGTAGGTACTGCCCCTACCAATCTCCGATTAACAGTCGGGCCCGTTCGCTTGCTCGGTCGATGGGAATGAGGAGAAGGAGAGCTCTTGGGCGAACCCGCAGGATCACTTCTCCAAGCAGGGCAGGAGGGATTTGAACCCCCATCTTACATCTTAGAAGGATGGTGCATGATCCGTCATGCTGCTGCCCCGTGTATGAAAGTATTATATCAGACCTTGAGGCAGTCGTCAACCCAAGGAGCACAGGTTCTCATTTCCCCACCAAGCAGTCTCTGTGCCTCACTGCCGTCTGGTGGTTTCTCAACATATCTAGGTTTCTTTATTGATTCGTTGATAATGCGATCATATTCAGGTGTAACCTCATCAATCACACGATCTACATCACGTTTGATTCTACGTTCTAACTTCGCAGGATCTTTAATAACAAACTCATTAAGAATAGTTTGTGGGAAATATTTTCTTTGAATCTCATCCAATAAGTCCCAAAGTCCATCTTCGGATACTCCTGTACATTGTGAAAGTGCTGCTATAAGAGAAGATAATATAATTCCGATTATAGCATATTGTTTTATATCTGGTTTTTTCTTTCCAAATTTAAACATAAGCAAGGGGAGGTCTGCAGCACTCCCCTTATATATCAAACTTCTACCGTGATCAGTTTGGAAGCATACTCATGAGCATACGAAGTGCGAGCACCATGATGCCCCCAAGAAATCCATTTGTAGGCATAGTTCATATACCTATCAATAGATTTACCAGGAACTTTCATTCTACTTTCAATACTCTTCCACTGTGGTTCAGTCACAATATACTGGAGTTGAGTATAAAGATGGGAAGGATTACCTCCTATTTTTTTGGCAAAATCGCCCAATCCATAATAACGAGAAGCAGAAGTAAATTGAATCAGACCATAACCTCTTCCACAATTATAGTATGAGGTTCTGCTACCACCTTCACAAACATTAGGCACGAATGTGGATTCCTGTCTAATGTTGCCCATGATAGTAGCAAGGGCGTTTCTGTCTTTAATACCACGATCCTGGAAGTATGCCAGGGTAGCATTCTCATTTTCATTACACCCTTTACAAATTAGCCTTTTCTCTTTTGGCTTTTCAGCGGGAGCAACCTCTTTGGTCGCTGTCTCTTCAACTACAGGGGGCGGAGGACCGTCCATTTTGTAGTTTACGAATGGCAGTGTTGCCGCATTGGTTGTAACCGTTGCCAGAAGAGGCAGGGCTACTGTAAAGAAATTTTGCATTAAATTTGATTGAACTCTACATCCGTATAGGGAAAGCGCACTTCCCTCTTCTCAGAGGGCAGACCCCACGGCTCTAATTGTCACATCAATGACTCATAGTGAAAAACCCACCATAAAAGTGGGTTTGTTCATAATAAGTTAATATTTAGGTTTTGTCAAGGTGTCAATTTTAAAACTGTCCTTCCCTAAATAAGCTAGTTTCATATCTAGAAAAATGAAAAAGCTTCTTTTAGCCTTTTCGTTATTCTTTACTACTCCTGCTTTTGCTGGTGAAATTACAAACAAAATTGTTGATTCCGTACAATTAAGCGTCCAGGGTGCAGCGGTACAATCAAATAGAGTTGGTGCTCAATACACTGTCTCTGGAACGAATATTAACGTCACAACTCTTGGTGGAGTTGGTGGTGCTGGTTCTTACGCAATCAACACGAATGGTTCGGCATTTTCTTTCAGTGAATCCTCAATTACTGCTGATACAGTTGTCACCTCTCAGTCGGCAGCTTCTGGAACAATTGCTGCTCCCAACCTTTATAGTAACTCTACTACCCAGTTAGGTGGAGATAAAGGATCTCTTGCTGGTACTCTAAGCGCAACTGGTGTTCCTACCATCACTGCTGGTGGTCCTGGAAGCACTGGTACTGCACAAAGAACCGTTGAATTAAGCGTATTCAAGTGAGATCCATAACTCCCGTTTTGCTGCTTGCAACGGGACTTATATCTCCTTGTTTTGCAGCACCTGTCACTCCTAATTTTACAAGTGGCACGATTACTTCCGAGACCAGAACTCGTACTGAGGTGGTTGAAGTTATCAAACAAATAGAATACACAACTGGGACATCTTATACTGTCACTGGCACCAATATTAATATTCCTGACCGTCCTGGTCCAGGTGCGAACTACACAATTCAAACGCAAGGTGCTCCGTTCCAGTTTAGTGAAACTCACTTGACTCCTGGAATTGCGAAAGAAACATGGATAGATCGCAAAACGGTAGAAGAGTCTGTGACTAATAGTTTAAGTGTATTCACCCAATGAGTTTATGTCCTCTACCTTTTGGCATTTTAGTTTTATTTCTTCCAGTAACAAAACCAATTGGGCAATCACAATGAGTTAATATTTCTTCTCCAGTTAATGGATTGTGATACCACTTTCTTCCAATATTATAAGAACCCCATAATTTTTTTCTTTCATCTAAACTAAAATGACTTTTTTGAGTTTTTTGTGAGTGTATATTTCTATTCTCTTGATTTGAAAACCTTTCTTTTTGAGATTTAGACATCAGTTCTTTAGATCTTTCCATTCCCTCTTTATGTGATTTTTTATATTCTTCACTTTCCCACATTTTTTTAGAGGCAATAGAATGTATCTTTTTTGAATTCTCTCTATTATATTCAGTCAAAGTATTACCACCATCTCCACCATCAGCAAAGTTACACAACAAACCACCTTCAACTTTTTTACCATACATTTTTATCATTCTTCTTTCTTCTTCCATACATTCATTCCTTGTTCCTTCAAATATTATTTCACATTGAAATGAATTTTCATCTTCTGCTTTTTTCCAGGTATTTAAATGAAAATTATTTCTTCTCTTTTTGGAAATACATCTACCACCTTGTCCCATTCCAACATAAAAGGGAGCTCCAAACCTTTTATGGACATAAACATAAGTCATAGTATTTCTGCTTGGTTAGTAACATTATTATTTATAATACCGCATAATTATGTTAAAGCGCAACAGGCACCTTCTAATACAAATATTGCTGGCCCAAGTGCTTCAGCAACGGGCAGTGTTGTAAATCAAGCGGTTCAAGTTTTACAAGGTCCTTTTGCTGTGAACACTTATGGTTCTGGTGTTTCTTGTCAAGGTCCAACTCTGAACCTCCAGACCTTTGGATATAACAGTCTATCCAATAATAGTGACCCCACATCATATCAACAAAATTCTATCAATGCAGGCGTCTCTGCTGGATTCTCTGTGCCTCTTGACGGGTCGTTTCAGGAACTCTGTAAGGCAAGAGTCAGAACTGAAATTAAAAGGCAAGAAAGTGAAGCAGAAAAAAGTCGTTTGGATTTTGAATTGGTTAGAGCAATCAAATGCATAGAAATTATCAAAAGTGGAGGATTTTTTCACCCAGAAAGTCCATATGGAAAAATATGTGCTGATATAGTTGGTCCAGCACCAAACGGATATTTAATGACTGGAAATGGGCAGATTGTTTCTAAAATAAAAAAATAGGTTAGATTTTGAACTTTTTAATTTGTATAAATAATAATATAAGTTCAAAGTCCAACCATATGGGAAAAATATATTTAATTACAAATACAATTAATAATAAAGTATATGTAGGCCAAACAAAACTAACTCTTGAACAAAGATTTAAAGAGCATCAACGACCTAGTAAAAAAACAGCAGTATCATACGCAATACAAAAATATGGAAAAGAAAATTTTATAATAGAACTTTTAGAAGAATGTGATATTACTAATCTAGATGAAAAAGAAACATTTTATATTAACAAATACAAATCTTACGAACAAGGATATAACAATACAATAGGTGGAGGAAGTCAAAACATTTCACATACACCAGAAGTAAGAAAAAAATTAAGTGCTGCGGGAAAAGGAAAACTTTTAGGAGAAAAAAATCCAGCAAAGAGACCAGAAGTAAGAAAAAAAATTAGTGAGGCTCAAAAAAATAGAGTCAAAAACGGAGAATGGAAAAGTCCTACAACTGGTGGTCATACCCCAGAGGCATTGGAAAAGATGAGAAAGAATCAACCAGATAGGAGTGGTAAAAATAATTCTCGTTACGGAATAAAAATGAGTGAAGAAACAAAACAAAAAATTAGAGAAAAACAATTATTAGCACAACAGAGAAAAAGAAATGAAAAATTAAAAAATGGATCCAATTAAACAAATCAATATATCTAAACAAATTATAAGTGGTCCATCCATTATTCCTACGATAGAACCTCCTATTACAAGAGGAACAGAACGCTCAGTATCACACGGACTTGCTCTACCAATTATTAATGTACCTAACCCAACATTGAAATATCCAATCATTGATGTTCCAACTCAAGAAGAGTTTGATGCTGCGGTGAGAGCAGAACAACAAAAACAACAACAAGAACAAGAAGAAAAGACCAGAGGATTACCTGATAGTAAACCCATTATTCCACAGATTCAAGTTCCTCAAGAATCAATACAAGACAAAATTATCAAAGAAACCAATACAGAAACCACCGCAAATTTAGGAGTACCCGTCATTGAAGTACCAATCGTCGGAGAAGTTCCAGTCCCACCTAAAGAGCAGGTTATTCTTGCTGGCACCACTGCTACTGCTTCTGTCGCTGCGGCTATTGTTGGCAAATCTATGGTGGAATGGATGGTAAAAAAATTCAAACCAATTGTAGAACAGATATTTGTAAGGGGTAAGAAACTCCTGAATAGAGATCTTACCCCATATGAACTTCAAATATACTTTGCGTTTGAGAAAAGTCAGTCTCTAAAAAAAGTCAATAAATTACTTAAGAAAGAACAGAAGAAAGATAAACAAAGGCAGTACAAAGAGTTTCATTCAAAATAATTTAATTCCTGGAATATTTTTAGGAATAGGTAATTTTTCAAATGCCTTATTAACTTGATTCTCTACAACCTTACCAACAAACTGCTCTGGGTTGTTGAGAATTGCTTCTGCTTTCTTATAAGTCACATAAGCACCATAACAAAGTGCCCCACTAATTGCCAGACTTGTTGCCGACAAAATAATTGCTAAATGTTTCATTTTTTCTTTCCACCCCTTTTAATCGTTCTCTTGTCTGGTCGTGAATGTCCGTTCTTGTGAATCCATTTTGCCATCTTTCATTTCCTCATGTGCTAACTTCAATATGTAGTAAATAATATATGCCGTAAATGTGAGTCCACAAAAAAGGATGGTGGACACTCCCAAAGGAAACTCATTCATTTCACCATCCCTCTTCTTTGTGTATCCATACTTTTAGATCTTTTACATACTTTCTTAAGATTTCTGCTTGAGAAAGATGCCACTCATCACCTGTCTTAAGATGCTGTCGAGTGTGTTCATCGACGGCATCCAGACACTTTTTAATTACAGGATTCCAGGGTTCCCGTATGGGAGTGTTCCATTCTCTTGGCATAATACCTCATTTTTTCTTGCCACCGTTTTTTGCCTTGTTTGCATTGGCATTGCCAGAGTTCTGCTTTTTATTATTTGCAGAACCTGCTCCACCCTTCTTACCTTTGTTTGCAGACTTTGCCATCAAGCTCCTGTGCGTGGTTGAACCTGACCTTCCAGAACTTCAACTCTTGCTTCAAGAGATTGTTCTGCAGCAGCAACTTCTTCAGGTGCTGGTGGTTCTGGTGGTGCCTCTACAACTTCTTCTCTACGAGGTTCTTCTTTCTTCTCATCATCTTCACCACCTTTCTTCATTGTATTAATACCAAAGGTAGCAGCAGATGCAGTGAACACCGTAGCAATAAAAGTAGGATCCATTTTGGATAGCATACCAGCATAGCTAGCTGTTAGAAGAGCAGCAGACCAACTCAAAATGGCAATACGAATAACTTGTCCCATACATTTTTCTTTTTTAGTTGTTTCCATTTGTCCTTAGTGTGAAGTTAACCTTTTTTCCAAGATTCGCCTTCTGCCTTTCTTCTACGTGCCAGTCCTGCTTCTACATTTGAACCGGGATTGCGGTAGAGATAAAGCGCATCGGGAACTAAGTCCCACTCTTTATTCTTCAAGCGTTTAGTAATAGTATTAAAGTTATCACCACCGTAAAAACCGGCACCAAGATTATAAGCAAAGCTGAGCAGAGCTCCTCTTTTTCCATCAGACATTTCACTCCAATGAGGGATTTTACGCAAGGCAGGAAGAAACTCTTTTTTACATTGTTCAATAAGAAGTTCATCTGCTTCTTGCTGAGTTAAAGTATCACCAAGTTTAAATGCCGATCCATCTTTCTTACGAGTTGAACCCCAACCAATAGTGATTGGAAGTCCACCGGTGAGAGGATCTGGATATGCCTTTAAATGACATCCTTCAAACTCTTTGATGAGTTTTAATCCCATCATAGGCACATCATCACCACCCGTCACAGTAGCTGCAGCAGTGGGTGTGGATACTGGTGCAGCACTAGTCTTTTTTCCACGATAAATTTCCGCCCAATCAATATTATCTTCTAGATATTTGACAGGTAGGTTATCTTCCAACCACTGCACTGCTTTAACGTGATTGGGGTTCTTCTCGTCATAAAACTTGAAGAAGTTATGTAGATCGATTCTTGCCATTGTTGTCTCCGAAATAACGTTGATAAAGTTCGTTTGCCTCTAGATGCCTTCCACTATTTGTAAGATCTTTAATGACCTTAAGCATCTTTGCCTTAAATCTAGTCGAAGATTCTGCCCCATCCATCGTTGCCACCAGGGCACCAGCGATGCTTGAGAACTGCTTTGGTGTAAATGGTCTTCTTACCATTTGTAACTGGACCAGTATAGTTGTCATTAAGAGAACCATATGGATCGTTGACAAAATAACCCTTACCATCTGGAGTCTTTCCGATTACAACACACATGTGCCCACCAGTAGGTGCAGAAAGAGAACCCCTGTGAAGGATACCAATAACAACAGGTTTCCCAGCATCAAGACTTTTATCAATATCAGCAAAAGAAAGATTGTAACTAAAGTGTGACTTAACTCCATAAGCCGCCAGAACTTTCGTCTGTACAGCATGGTCAGTCGTGTCGCCAATCTCAAATACTTTCTTGACATACTCATCGTCGCCTTTGATGCTTCCTGGCTTGAGGAACGCAAGGCACATAGCACATGACGAACTGTTGCAAGTTCTATGTGCATCTCTGTAGTTATCTACTTGATTGAAGTATGGAACTGCAAGTACTTCTGGTGTTGGTGGTTTTGTTCTAAAAATACCAATCCAGTCTGTCTCTGCATCATCAAGGAACTGAGCAGGTAGGTTATCCTCTAACCATTGAACTGCTGCTACATGATTTGAATTTTTTTCGTCGTAAAACTTAAAAAAGTTATGAAGATCTAAGGTCATCTTCTTCTCCTATGTATTCTAATGAAAATACGTCATGCTCTGGAATATCTGGATTCAACCATTCACTAAATTCAGATTGAATCGCATGGGCATCTTCAATATTTTTTTCTTCACATAGGAAATGTATGCGGTCAATTGCCCAATCATGTGATTGTCGTAGAGTCTTTTCCAAAATTTCCATAATCTTTTCGCATGTAGCGTCCTAGAATATTGCTATTGTAGTACGCTGGTGTTCCATCGTCAAGAGACTCGATCAACACATTATTTAGGAAAAGCTGTTTGGTTTCTTCGTAGTTGCACTGTCCTTTTGTTTTATGGAGGCTAAGTATTCTTCTGTCGCAGGATGTTTTGCCCCAAATGTCAATGTCCGCTTTAAGTTCTGGGCAGGATCCATAATACTTTTTCCAATCAGATTCTGTTTTAACTCTTCTACTTTTTCCTTTTGGTTTGCGGAAACTCCACAGATACTTCCTCCCAATATATTTACGACCAGTTGGACGGCAATGTATAAGATATACAAAACCAAAATAATCTTGAATATGATCAGAATCAAATACTTCCCCATTGTAGATCCAGGGGTTTTCATAACTCATACTTAAAGTCTTTATGAGCTATTATTTATCTTCAACGGAGACAAACCTAGTCTAGCAATAAAAAAGGGGTTTTGTCAAGACCCTCTTATCAATAATTTAGAACGTATATTATAGTGGCATTCTAGGAGGTTTTGGACCTGTTTTTACTGATGGTGGTTTTGAAGGAGGAACTTGAGTAGTTCTCCTCATACCATACTTAAGTTCGTCTGCTCTTCTTTGTTCTGGTGTAACGAGAGTATTAGATTGCTCAATAATACTCTGAATGGTTTCAGCAGGCATCTCCATCATGACATAAAGAGCCTCTTCTAAGGTATCTACGTGCCCCTGAGAGAGGAGATACTCAAGAACAATATCATAGGCATCATGCTGCTCTTTAACACCTAGAATGTTTTTTGCCCTTGCACTCATTTTAGATTTTACATCTGGTGAAGAGTACATTGGTCCAGACTGTGCTGCTTGACGCTCTTGTGATGCTGCCTGCATTGAACGTAATTCAGATGCTTGCTTTGCCATTGTGCTCTGACCAGTACCTCTCTGAGTTCCTGCAGGAGTTACTTTAGCAGCAAGTTTGGGAAAGTTTGCTCTCCACTGATCCATTGCAGACCCTGATGGTTTTGCTGCAGGTGTTGGTGCTGGTTTTGCAGCAGCAGGAGCAGCAGCGGGTCTGGTGGTAGCAGCAGGAGCAGCAGCAGGAGCAGCAGCAGGAGCAGCAGCGGGTCTGGTGGCAGGAGCAGCGGCGGGTCTGGTGGCAGGAGCAGCGGCGGGTTTAGTAGCGGGTTTAGTAGCAGGAGTTGCAGCGGGTTTAGCAGAGGGTGTGGTATAACCACCAGCTCTTTGAATTTGTCTTTCTGCTTCTGCACCAAATTGTTGTGCTTTACTTTTTAACCCACTTAAAAACCCACCAATTGCTCTAGATGCTCTTGCTCCAAGGTCAGTTTTAGGATCAGTTACTCCAACTCTTACAGGTCCAACTTTGGCAGTAACTCCTTTTGCAGGTTGCTCACTGATTATATTTTCATACAGACTACCAATTTCATTAATTTTTTTCGAAGAAAATTCGCCCATTTTTACTGCTTATTAGTTCTTTATAACTTTATTTATAAAAAAAGAGGGTCATTGACCCTCTGTATCTTTCATCCATTCTTTGCAGTAATCATAATCGCCAAACATAAACTCATCACACTCTGCTGCTTCTTGGTATACGTTCAGGATTGCCTGTTCGCACCATTCATCATAGTTGGAATCCTGAGAAAGTATCTTTGGTAACATTAGATTATATTACAACCTGGTTCTAATATTTTATAAGTGTTTCCATCATAGACAACACCAGAGTAATAATCTGTAGCATCCAGCACAGAAAACATATTATATTCTCTTCCATCATCAAATGGCGTTATGTCTATTAAGTCTCCATAAGTATTCCTCCAAATACTATGATATATCGCACATCCATAAGTTTCATCATCAACATCTGTAATTAGATAATATCCACTTATTTTTTCTCCACCATAAGTATTCACATAATGATTTACATTATTGTGGCAGTCTGCATCAGCACATAATGGTTTAGATACTACAGGAACTTTTAACAATGTATGAGAGAACTTACAATACTCTTGCAGTTTTACCACGCACTCATCTTCTGGTAGTGATATTCTAAACTTTCTCAATACTCCATCCATTTTTTCTTGGTCCTTTTCTGTCATAAAAAATTGCTGCGTGCATAGTTGCGTATGAAATATTTTGAGACTTACAAAACTCTTTTAATCCACCAGTAATAATATACTCTTTATTTTTCGGGGAAATAATCTTCCAAGTCTTGGAGTTTGGATTATCTTTTCCAAATTGAGGAGTCCTGTTTTGACTTATTTTTGTTCGTATCTCTTGTGATAGTTTAACTCCATATCTTGGATTATTCTTACCAGCAACTTTTTCACTTATTCTTTTCTTTGCTTCTTCACTATGCTTTCTTCCACTAAATCCTTTAGTTCTTTGCCCTCCTGGTTTTCCTTCGCCACCAAGATTTTGATTTAATAAAACCCCACCATCACACTCTCTTTTCCAGAGTGCTATATGTTTTATCTCAAGTTCTATTGCTTCTTCTTTAGTTAATCCAGATTTTACAACCCACCTTCTTTCTCTTGGTGGTAAAAGTTCGGCACCATTTCTTCTAGAATGCCTAGAGTTAATTCTTCTAGGTTTTCCATAACCAACATAAAAGGGAGAACTAAAGTCCTCCCTTAAATAGTAATAAAGAATATAGTTATTCATTATAAGACTGAACTTACCTATTATTATTTATATAATACACTATTTCAGTCTTAAAGTCAATTACAACTGGAATCCTGAAAAAGTGTTTTCAGTAACATCCTGTTTGATTCCACCAACAATATATGACTGCACTTGAGTTTGTTGGGGTGCCACTTGTAATCCTTTAGAACTGATCCAATGTTCCGTCCAAGGAAGAGGATTATTCTTCGCAGGAATATCATAAAGTGGTTTCAGTCCAATTGCCTTCATTCTACGGTTTGCAATCCATTCAACATACTGCTGTAACAGTTTGTCATTGAGACCAATCATAGAACCATCCTTGAACAGATACTCTGCCCAAAGTTTTTCTTGATTTACTGCATTCTCAAAGGTCTTATAAAACCATTGCTCCTCTTCTTTAGCGATACTTGCCATCTCAGGGTCATCACCTTCCTTCCACTTGTTCAGAATGTTTTGAGTGATAACTAAATGCTGGTTCTCATCACGAGCAATCAATGAGATGATTTTTGCACTTCCTTCTATAAGTTTGAGTTCGCCAAATGCAAAACTGCAAGCGAAACTGACATAAAAGCGAATACCTTCAAGAATATTAACATTTGCAACTGCTCTAAAGAGTTTGCGTTTGAGTTCATACCTTGCCTCTTGTGCGTATGGGACTTGTTCTAAAGCGTGAACCCATTCATTTGAATTATCATACTGATGAGCACTATTGATGAAATCGTTATAAGCTTGAGTGACGCTTAAAGCACGCTCAAGAATACGTTCATCTTTCAAGATTGTATCAAAAACTTCAGATGGGTCTGAATAAACGTTTTTGATAATATAGGTGTAAGAGCGGGAGTGGATCATCTCCATAAACTCCCAAACCTTCATACAAGCTTCCAGTTCTGGAAGGGAGCAGTATGGAGCAAATGCCATACCAGGTCCACGACCTTGAACTGAGTCCAGCATTACTTGATATTTCAAATTGCTGGTAAAGATATGTTTTTGCTCTGGGCGCAGTGTATAGTAATCACTGCGATCTTTTTGTAATGAGACCTCTTCAGGTCTCCAAAAATATCCTAATTGTTGAGTTGTTAGTT